TAGAACGCCGCCAGCGACCTTGGTCTTAAGATCCACGGCGCCACCTCACGACACCCGCCAGCCAGTCCACACAGCGCCGGAATATCGGGTTCTTCTCGTACAGTTCAGGCAGCTTGATGGCAATGAGGATCAGGACATACAGGGCCCACAGCAGCGGCACCAGCACACTTAGCGTCACCGCCCAGGCTGCGAGCCCCGTGCCGGTGCTGATTGCAAGGTTCAGGCTGTCGTTGTTCATCCGCAGAATCCTTTGAGGCATGGGCACCTCCGGCAATAGGAGTGCGATGGCCTTGATTCTGAACGGTGGCGAGAGGTTTACGTGCCCGGTGAGCTAAAAGCTCTCCGTCAGGGGCTGACACTTCACCCAATGCTAAGCATAACTACCCTTGCTGTGGCACCATCCGGGCGCCGGATTCGAGGCCCCCTGGATTGCCGGCGGCCTTTTTTCTCAAAAAGGGCAGCTCAACGAACCTGAAGGTCAGACTGGATACGAGAACTACCAAAAAAGCCAATACGAACGTCACCGCGACAAAATGCGGGCTGGTTCGCTCCACCGTTTGTAAGTATGCTTCGGCGTTTCGCTGAAACAAAAACAAAATGAGGAGATGGAATAGGTACACGCTATAGCTAATCTCGCCCAGGTATACGAGGGGCCTGCAAGAAAATATGCTTGAACGCGACAGAAGGACAGACAAAAAAAGTACGGAGGCCAGCACATAGCGAATCCAGCCGAACTGTGGGAGGTCCAGGTAGATGCTTAATGCTCCACACAGGAGCGCGATCACTCCGAACGCAACGCTCGTGGCTGTAGACGTTACGTCGATATTTCTGTACAGGTAGGCAGCGAGGAAACCGGTCAGAAAATATAACGCGAAACCGGAGTCAGAACTGAGCAAACCTATAAACAGGTAAGCCCACAAAATGGCGACACTAGTTCCAAACAATTTTTTATTTGTGTAGATCGCAGCTATGAACGGCACCAAGAAGTAGAACTTCCACTCTACCGCCAATGTCCAGATTATCGCCGTGACAGTACCTGTGTTCAGGCCTCCAATAGTGAACGAGTTGCCGGAAAATCCAAAGCCGAATATCTTCAACGCTTCGGGCACAGACCTCAAGTCAAGCGCGCCCCAATCACTGTACGCGACAATTGTTGCCAGCGATATGACCGCCCAGAACACGTAGACAGGAACTACCCTCTTAATCCGAGATCGGTAGAAGGCGACCCAGTCCAGTCTTCCGTCAGCCTTCATGATCTGCCCGAAAAACAGAAATCCCGTTATACAGAAGAAAATCTGAACTCCAAGCGAACCCATGTTTGTGTGGCATGCATAGACAAACTGGTAAGTCTCGCGATCTGCCGGCATTACATACTTCAGCCACTTAATGTGGGCGCACACAACAAGTATCGCTGCAATGCCGCGCAGCCCATCCAAGTGGGCGACACGGCTGGCGCGCTCGTTCAGGTGCGGTAAAAACCCAGCGCGGCTGAACACCGCGCCGCAAACTAGAAACGACGCGAACACGAGGGGCGCCAAGAGAAGACTGTAATTATTATCTGGCAAGGGATGAGGTAAAAACGATCGCCGACGCGGGAATTGTACTGTAGTGCCTAAGTCTGCGCACCGACGACAGTGCCGTCGGTGTCGCTTGAAGGGTCACCGTTTTTAATCCGCAGCCTCCCGCTTGAGTCGACCCAGAACCTGTATGGGCCCAGCCTGAGCAGCTGTCCGCTATTCCAAGCCCCTGTTCCGATAATCGTCGTACTAGGAATGGACAGGTTGTTACCGTTCACCATCAGGTCCACAAACCCTGCACTACTGCCCTTACGGCGCAAGCGCAGGACCGCGGACGCATTAACCGCAGAGACCTGCACGCAGTTTCCGAATTCGAAAAACTCGCCGTCATTACTGCCGGTCTTATCGAAAGCCCCAATGCTGGCGTACTCGGCCGCAGCGGCGAACGTACCGACAAACCGCCCTCCGCCGCCAAGGCTGCGCAATTCAAGCAGTGTCGTTGGATCGCCTGCCGAAGCAGCGAGACGAGGGCCCACGACGCTGGTATTGCTTTCCGGCCTCGCCCACACCTTGAGTGAGCAACCCCTTACCGCGTGCTCTAGCCCGGTCCCGATAGGGTTATCCGACTCGACGACAGCGCGTGTGACACCATAGTTAGTAATTTCCAGGTCAACACCTTCGGCGATTTCAAACGGTCGCGTCAGTACCCCCATGATAGGAGTGGGGCCCGCCCGGTAAATGTAGTCACAGTCCACCGTCACGACGCAGTCCCGCACTTGTAGGGACTTGCTTAAGCCTCTGACAACAGCGCCGATCCGCCCATACCCGCTCTCGTTCTTGCCCCTGACCCCAAGGATACTGACTCCTGCTGCTCTATCTATGGCGAACAACGCGCCGCTAGTCCCAGTGTCCGTGTACTTGACCTTCGCGCCCACCGTGTAAGTGGTCGAGGGGGACCACTCGGCTGCGCCAGGGTCGTAAACCGAAAGAAGCCAGTCGTAGGGGTCGTAGGTTGTCCCTGCCCGCGCTGGACTAGCGAACGGCAGACAATTGCCATTATTGTTCTGCCGAGTCCATGAGCTATTCGCCTGCCCGAGGCGGCTCCTTCCGCAGTTTCGGAACGTGACGTTGCTAAAAACGACCCCAGTAGTGTCCATGTTGTAGGGGTCTTCGTTGAGTCGCAAGCCGGCATTGGGATCGTTGCTAATCGCCTCAATTACGACTGCGCAGTCCTCTGCATGCAGGCCAACAACACTGCAATTCCAGTTCGGGTTAACCATGCTCCCCACCACGTCTACGGCAAAGTCGCAGTCGATGCAGGTCGGACTAACTACGTGAATGTTCTCGTTTCGAAACTGAAACGTTATCGCCCTACCGCCGCCCAGGAATGTTGTGAGCGGATCAGCTGCGAAATTGCCGGACCTGCACCGATAGATCGTCGGGCGGATGAAGGCGATGTTACGGGCGGAGGAAAAACCAATGCCGTTCGACGCCGAGAAGTTGCAGTCGATAATGATGTCGGATATGGCGACGTGCTCTTCTCGATCCGGAGCCGTGCCGCAAAACACATGGCGGATGTCTACACCTGGCTCCACCAAGATTCTGGTCCCATTTCGAAACTGGACGTGGGAGCCCGCTTTGGGGGTAATTCCATAAAAAGGAAGCGCCTCGAGACCAACCTTCGTCACGTAGTAGTAGCCGTCATGCCCGGCGTCAATCTCACCGCCGACGTCAAAGAACTTTTGCAAGGACTCGGACTGATCCACGTCCACGTTCGGCAAGGCCCCGAAGAGCTCCGGGCGTATATCGACCGAGGGGTCGAGCACCCATCGGCCCGCCCCTGTGACCGAATCCGGCTGGATTATGGTCCCGCCGTCGTCCGTCAGAACGCTGCCCGCGTCCCAAAAATAGCGCGCGCCACCAACAGTTCCCCCTGGGTGGTGGCTGCAAGTCACTGCGTAGTCCCCGTGGCGACGACCAGGAAACTCTCGAAGGGAACGGTCGGAGCCGTACAGGCTATCTAGGACCACGGCAGAGCCGGCGACCATCGCCGCGCCGCGTTCCGGGTCCGAATCATCCCCTAGGTGCTCCGTAAACACCTTCAGCGTATTAATTTCCTGCCCTACGCGTTGGCCCAGTTCGTAGAAGATCGTGTCCGCCATGTCGTCGTCCAGTGTTTAGCTCAGTGCGGCGTCGAAGGCCGTTTCGAAGTCAGAGAAGGTGCCCAGGTTGGTCTGCGCGGTTTCTACCAGCTGCAGCCTGCCGTCCAGGGTGTCAGCATCGTCCTGGGCGTCGCTGGCCGCACTGGCGGCGCTGTTGGCGATGCCTAGCACTTCGTTGATGGCGGCCACGTAGGAGGCCTTGGCCGTGGTGCTCAAGGACGCCAGGCCTGTGCTGAGCGCGTTCAGGAAGTTCGCCTGGGTGTCGGTGAACGCGTTGGTGTCCATGTTCTGTTCGTACAGCGACTTGATCTGCGCGGCCGACAGCTGCTCGCCGAGGGTGTCAGGGTCGGAAACCTTCACGAAGTCGCTTGGGCCGATGGCGGTAACCATGTACAAGGCCCAGCCCGAGTCGCCGTCATCTTCGACAAAGACATGGTCGCCCACGGCCAGGTCCACCAGGGCGTCGCGGGCGGTAATGTTGGCAACGGTATGCGTGGTTCGGTTGCCGGCGATCAGGGCGTACAGCTTGGCCAAGGTGTCGCCGGCCTGCGCGACGCCCCCGCGCAACTGCGTAACGGCTGCGGTCGTGGCAGCTTCGGCCTCGCTAACAGCGAGGTTACGCGTTTCCTTGGTCTTGCCACCGACGAAGGTGCCGATTTGGGTTAGAACGGTTGCCATAGGTAGTCACCCATCACGTTATTCAAAGGCGGCCTGAAAGCCATCGTCCAGGGCCTGCTCGACGAAGTCATCGCCCAGCGGCCCGACGTACTCGGGGTCGATCAGGTGCATGTCCAGGGTGTCGATGACGCCGTCCACGAACTCGTGGAACTCCTGGCCCAGCACCTGGCCGTCTACGTTCGGCACGTACCACGATGTGCCATTGAAGGTTTTCTCGACGCCATCGGTGGTGTTGTAGTAGCGGTCGCCTACCTGCATGGCGGTGCCGTCCGGGCGCAAGGTCGGGTCTGCCGACAGCGCCCCGTAGTAAGCGTTCTTGATCGTCGTCAACGCGGCCTGCGCGGCGTTCTTGGAGTCCAGCGCGCTGGCGGCCGCCGCCTCGGCGTTGGCCTCGGATGTGTTCACCTCGACAAGGAGATCGGCCCAGAACTCTTCGGGTGTGCGTTCGTCGGAGATAGGCACCTTGACCGAACGACCGGCCTGCTCGGCAATTTGCTGAATCTGGATGGTGGCGCGGTCCAGGGCGCGGTTGATCGTTGCCGGGTAGAAACCACCCAGGTTTGTCAGGTCCAGCGCCTGCAGGTTGGGCGCGTTGCTGGTAATGGTGAGCTTTTCATCTGCCGGCAGCGGGTCGCCGCTGACCGGGTAGGTAACGGAGCCGCCCGGGGAAACGTCCTGATCGCCGTTCAACGACACGGTGTAGTCGCTGTCCAGCGTCAGCACCGTTTCAACGCCCTCAGAATCGGTATGCACCAACATCACGTGTCCGGGCGCCTGCAGCGTGAACTCGAAGGGAAACACGGTCGTGCCACTTCCGGTGTAGGGCCCGGCCTTGCGGACTTCACTGGATACGGTCATGCGGGACTCCTGAGAATGCCAGAAGGTTAGCCGCGCGGGTGCGGGTTACGTGCACCCGGTTACCGGCGCACGCCGGCCAGCGGCGCCAGCGGGTTAGCCGTCTTGCCCTCGATCAGCGCGGCCGCCCCCTCGACCAGCCTGTTCACCTGGCCGGCCGGGTAGTGGAATAGGATGCCGGCGGTGTTGTTGGCGGCCTTGAACAGGGCCATGTCGGGCTCACCCTGGTCGATCTGCTTGGCAAGACGCTCAATTTCGCCGATCAGGCGCAGGCCAGCAGGCCCGCCGTACTGGAACGGGCCGCCCACGCCGGCCAGGGCTTGCGCAGCGCCCGCCATTTCGCGCAGGCCGACGAACATGCCGAAGGGGTAGCCCACCAGTTCGCTCAGGATGTCTTCCAAGTACTTGTCCTCGTCGTCTTCACCCTTGAGCACGTTGCGCAGCACGGCGCCCAGCACGGCCGGCAGTACCAGGAGCAGCACGTAATCGCCCGCCAGGGCAGCGTATTGCTTCTTGCCCAGGCGTGCGCGGGTCTGCTCGGTGGTCAGGTTCATCAGCGTGCTGAAGTAGCTGTAGAAGTTGGTGAACAGCTTCATGGCTGGATGGCCGCGCTGGATCTGGGCTAAGTCTTTGATCTGGCCGCTGCCCTGCGAGTCGATGACGGCCTGGTCGGCCAGTGCGATGGCTCGGTCTTCTTCCTGGCCTGCGGCGATGGCTTTCTCGTAGGCGCCCAGCCAGGTCGGATAATCGACGCCAGCTTGCACCTTCTGGATGAACACAAAGAACGAGGCTTCAAGCTTCAGGCCCCAGTCGCTGCGCGCGGCCAGCCGGTTGCGCACATCGTTGATTTCCCGGTTCATGGTCAAGGCCCGGTTCTCCATCATCGGGCTCTTGGCGCGCACCTCGCGGGCCTTCTCGAGCATGTGCAGCGGCGAACCGTAGTATTGCGACAGGCCGCGCGCGATCCACTTGCCACCCACGCGCACGATAGATTGCGTCAGGCCCAGCGGCTGCAGCAGCGCGGTGGTCAGGTTCCAGCCCAGGCCGGCCACTGTCGCGCCGGTACGCACGTGGTTCAGCGAGCGCTCCATGGTGTTGGCGGCGGGAATGTCGCCGCGCGCGGTGTCTTTCACGGCGTTGCGCAACACGTCCATGTACTCGGCGCCGTAGCGGGTGCGGATGGTGCCGTCCAGGCGGCGCAACAGCTTGTTGGCGTCGATCAGCCATTCATGCCAGGCCAGGTCGTGGATGACCTCGTTGGCGCCCTGCCAGATACCGTCGAAGGTGAGCAACAGCGGGCGCCCTTTTACTTCTTCGGCGCGGGCCTTAGTGAAGCTGCGCCGCGTGGTCGAAGCCGTGTGCGCCGCGCGCATCATGGTCTTGGCCTCTTCGGCCTCGGCAAACTCGCCCGCCTTGCCCGACTGGTTCGGGTCGTACTTGACGGGGTAGTAGCCCCCGCGCAGGCTGATGTCTTGGCCATCAGCCGTGCGAATCGTGAACGGCGCGGCCTCGATCCACTCGGGCTCCTTGCCCATAACCCGCCGCTCCTTGGCAGCGATCTGGGGGCGGTAGGATTCGAAGAAATCCCACACACCCTGCACGAACTGCCATTCGGTGGCGGTCAGGCTGTCCAGTACCGGCTGCAGCTGGGCGGCGGTCCACTCCTTGCCGCCCATGAGGCGCTGCCGGTTGGATTCGTTACCCCAGTTGAGCGCAATGGCCAGGCGCTCGCCACGGTTCAGGCTGCGACCCAGCGAGGGGAAGGACTTGCCTTTGCCGCCCATGGGGCCGCCGGCGATAACCGACTTGGACAACGCATGCAGGCGCCGGGCGGCGTCGGCGCGCATATCGGCTTCGCGGTCGCCCGCCTCGTTCATGGTGCGCGTGAAATATTCCCACAACGGACCGCCGTCCTGGAAGCCGTCCATTTCGCGCACCACGCTGGCCGCTTTGCGGTGGGTGGCCAGGGCGCCCCGGAAGGCATGTGCCAGCTTGGACGACAGCACATCACGCCGCTCGTTGTCGACCGTGCGCCCCCCGCTGGCCTCAACGATGCTGGCCTGAATCTCGTTCACAACGGCGTCCAGGTCACGCTGGTCCTTGGCGGTGAGCAAGCGCTTTTTCAAGCGGCCGATGTGTTCGACCTGGCGCACCGTGTCGACCAGGCCCCGGAACTCTTCCAGCGTCATGTTCTTGTAGTGCTGTCGGTTGGCCTCGTGCAGCAGGTAGGCGGGGATGTCGGGCTCGATGCCGGCCTGCTCCTGCTCGGCCACCCACTCGGCCAGCGAGGTGCGCTTATCAATCGCGCGCAGGCTTTGCCCACGGCGCAAGTCGAAACGCTCGAGCAGCGTGTCGATCTGGTCCAGGTAATCGACGTCCAGGTTCTTGCGCGTGCCCTCGGAATCGAACTTCTTCAGGTAGCGCAGCGCCGTGTCGACCTCGTCCATGGCCGCGTGGGTCGCCTTGGCGGCATACGTATTGACCAGCTGGTTGCGCTTCTCAGCAGCGGCCTGTTCCAGGTCGCCTTCGCGCAGTGCGCGCTCGGCCGCCTTGGCGGCGCGGGTTTCGGCGGCGGTGTACTGGCCGGGGCGCAGGTTGCGGATTTTCAGGCGCGACACCATGGTGCTGGCGAACTGGCGGGCGGCCTGCGGCACCAGGGCCGCCGTGCGGGTGCGCCCCCGGGCGTCGGTACCCGTCGCCACGCGCGGGCCTACCGCTGCGGCCAGGGCCTGGTGTTCGGCGGCGATGACGCGGGCGCGCAGGTCGTTATGGATGGCGGCATCGGCCGCACGCGACAGGGCCTCGGGGGTTGCCAGGTCGCCGTGGCGTTCGAGCATGCGCAGGTCGGTCAGGGCCTCGATTTCAAGGTCGGGCGGCTGCGCGCGGGCCAGGGCCTGCACCAGTTCGTCGCCGGACGTGAAGCCGAATAGCTCGGCGACCAGGTCGGGGTGCAGGCCGTCATTCACAACCATGCGGCGGGCATCGAGCGCTTTCCATACGGCGTCGTCCGCGTCGCCGTACTCAGCGCGCAACTCGGGGCGCGACAGGCGCCCGGCAAGCACGCCTTCCAGGTTCACACCCTGGCCGGCCAGTTCGTCCTGCTGGGCGGCACCGTAGTCGTACTGGTTGGAATAGACCGTCGAGCCGCCCAATTCGTCAAAAAACTTCCATTCGAACTCATTGGGCTGCCAGTCGGGGCTGGTCTGATCGCGCTGCAGGTAGCCCAGCTGGCCCAGTGCCTGGCGCATTTCATCCAGCGTAAGGCCGCCCGTCTTACGCAGCACCGGCTTGCCGAAGACCGGCTGGGCGATTTTCTCTTTTGGGTCGACACCCCACTCGCTTTGCGCCTGGTCGCGCTGGATACCGCCCAGCTTGGCAATCGCCACGAAAAGGGAGTCTTGCGACGGGTCCACGATGTTCGGGTCAGACTTAGGCCCCGCCTGGGGTTGCACGCGATCTTGCGCCGACACCTTGCCGGTCAGGAACTGCCAGGCGCGATATACCGGCTGGCTCATGACTTCGCGCCGGGCGTCCATGCGCTCTTCGGCGCGGCGGGCTTCAGCGGCCTTCTGCAGGCGCTTGAGCTCCCGGCTCTTGCCATTGGTCAACCATTGCATGTCGCGCAGGCCGCGCTCGGACAGCTGCTGCTGGGCGTCCCACGTGGCGTCCTGACCCAGCGCCTGGTAGGCGGCAAATTCGTCTGGCGTCATGCCGGCCTGCTCGGGCGACTCGAACAGCGGCATCATGCTGCGGGCGTATTCGGCCGCCTTGATCTGCTCGTCGGTGGCCACCATACGGTCCATCACCGAGCGCACTTCGTTGGTCAGCTCGACGTTCAGCGCCTGCAGGTTCTTGTAGACGTTGACCAGCCAGGTGCGAAAGCGCTGGAAAATGCCCTGCATTTCGATGCTGGGGGCGTTGCCCTCGAACAGATAAGCCTCAAAGCCCCGGGCGAATTGCTCGTGGTAGCTGCGCTTTTCTTCGAAATCAAGGTTGTACCAGGTCGTCAGGTCCGTCACGCCGAACCAGTCCAGCAGCGCCTGGGCATCTGCGACAATCTGTTGCTCACCCTCGGTCAGGCCCTGGCCTTCCTGCGCTTGCTGGGTTAATTGCGCGGCCAGGTCCAGCTGCACTTCCAGGAAAAAGTGGCCCGATTCGTGCAGGAAGGTGGACAGGTCGGCGGCTTTGAGCAGGCCGATGGTGTTGGTTTCGGGGTTAAAGAAGCCGCGCGCGCCTTGGTTCAGGATGTTGGGGTCGTTCGGGTCGAAGGTGCCACGGTTGCCTGTGGCACTCTTGATTTGCTCGGGTTTGAACGCAACCCACTGGGCTGGTTGCCCTGGTTCATCGAGCGCGGGGTCTGCTTTGATCGGCTCAACATATAGACCGTCGTAGCCCCCACGCCGCAGTTTCTTCAACACATCGGCCATGGGTTCCGAATGCGCCATTTCATCAAGTTTGCGTTGCGTAATTCTGCGCGGTTTCTTGATATTGATATACACCGGCATCACGCTCGATCCGTACTTCCCCGCATCTGCCGCATCTGTTGCGAACCAGAAGCCGACGCCGGAGCGCATCGACATACGATTTACTTCTGGCTTTTGGAACACTTCGAAGTCGGTGTTGGTGCCGTGATACACCACCAGCGGCTTACCGGCGGTGTCCACCACCTGGCTGTCGCCGAACCACTCGCGAAAAGCGGGCGTATCGATGGCCGCCTGGTCAAATTGCTGGCCGCCGCCCGCACCCTCAGCCACCACGCGCAGGGGGTAACGCTCGTACATCTGCTCGGCGGTCATGCCGCCGCGCGCCGCCACGTTGGCGTAGAACTCGCCCACCAGTGCGGCATAGGCGTCGTTCACCTGGGGCGTGAAGCGGTTGGCTGCGTCCAGCTGGGCCTTGACGTTGTCGCGCACGACCTCCACCGACGCCCGGGCGGCGTCGTCGGCCTGCTGGGTCGCCATAGTCTGCTCGAAGTCCTGCTCGAACCGCTGGGTTGCTTCCTGCAGGTAGGCCTGGGCCTCGATGCGGCTCATGCCCTCGGGGTCGGTCTTCAGGTGGTCCAGCAAGGGCTGGGCAAAGTCGGTGGGGGCGATGCGCGCCGCATACTCGGCCACCGGGATCTGCACACTGCCGCCAGACAGCGCGGCGGTTTCCAGTTGCTCGGCCACGCTGGGCGACACGGCGGCAAGCTGCTCGGCCAGGCCCGATTGCATCAGCAGGTTCGCGTCAATGTACACATCCTGCACCGGGCCGTCTTGTGAGGCCCGCTCGACGAACTGCTCGAAGGTGCCCGCATCGCGCTTTTGCAGGTCGGACGCTGCCGCGAGCCGGTTCAGTTCTTCCAGTAGCCGGGCGCGCTGTTCTGCTTGCTCCGCCTGCGCACGCTCGCCGGTAGCGCGGCGCACCGCCGCGTCCAGGCCGCGCATGACCGTCACCTGGCCGCCGGTACCCACAACCGTGGCGATCAGGGTTTGCGCGGCCGCACTGGGCCGCTCGGCCAGGTACGCGGAAAAGGGTTGATCAGGGTTCAGCACCGCCCATTCGTTCAGGTCTTGCAGTACCGTGGCGATCTGCTCGCCGGGCACCTCCAGCAGCATCTGGCGGGCCACCAGCTGATAGAACGGCGTACCGGCCTTCAAGTCGCCCAGCAGGCGCGACAGCGGCAAGCGCTCGGTGGCGTATTCGATAACTGCCTGCGAGGCCCCGTAGCTAAGGGCCTGCCCAACGCCCAGCCCCTGGTCGCGTGCGTCACCGTATTCCTGGCCCGCTACGGGGGCGGTCATGGCTGTGAGCGCAGCGGCCTGCCCGCCCGGCAGCAAGGCCAGCGGCAGCGCGGCCAGGTTACGCGACAACGACGCGATGCCGCTGTAATAGCCTGCCCCCAGGATGCCGTCTGCCTTCGGCATGAGCGCATCGGCCTGGGCCTTGATGCCTTGGCGGTAGGACGACAGCCCCTGCAGCACACGACGCATGGGGTTCTCAGGCAGCACGGTGCCGGTAAGCGGGTCGAACAGGGGCGCCGCCACATCAAAAGGCATCTGGGCCAAGCCGACAATGCCCTGGTTCGCGCTGTACAAGCCAGACAGCGCAGCGCGCCCCGTGTCCTTCGCGGCGGCAAAAGCTTTCTCGACCCCGCTCAGTTGCTCGACGTCCTGCTGGGCGATCTTGGCAAAGTTGGGGTCGGCCATCTGGCGCGCCAGAATGGGCGACGTGGACATGAGGCTCTGCAGCTGGCGCGCCTTCACATGCTTGTCCACCGCCTGGAAGTTGCGCTCGACCACGTCCTCGGGCAGGCCGCTGGCCTTGGCGAGTTCTTGCGCCGTCGCGGCGCGCTCGGGCGCTACCGCGAGCGCCTGGTCCAGCGATACCTGCAGCTGCCGGTCTTGGGCTTTCTGGTCTGCGTCCAGCAGCTGGTCGTACACGTCGGCCTGCGGTGCAGCCGTAGCGGTCTCGGTTTCCTCGTCAAGCAGTTGGTCGTAGATATCGGCCATGCAGCGCCTCGATTATTTGGGTTTGCCGGCGCGTACCCACAGTTCGGCAACGGCTTGTTCGGTAACGGGCCGGCCGCGGGCCTGCAGCTTGGACGCGATCAGCACCCGCTGGTCGGTGGGGATCGACGACAGCGGCACGTCTTCACCGTTGACTGTGACATACGCACGCGCCAGGTCTTCAGGCGCCATGAGCGCAATGGGCTGCTCGTGGTCGAACCACAGGGTTCGCGGCACGAAGGCCTTGTCAATCAACACGTGATCGATAATGCGCTGCAGTTCTTCGCTGTTGGCCTTACGCTTGCCCTCCAGGTCGACGCGCTCGAACTGACGCACGCGGTCATCCACCAGCTGCGAGAACTGCGCGAAGGCCTTGGATTCGTCCTCATCGGGCTTGCCGTCGGCGGGCAGAATGCCCGCGTTGATGGCGCCCTGCTTCACGCGGTTCGCCGTGGTAATGATTTCCAGGTGCTTTTCGCTGGCCACGCCTTTGGCGTCGTCCAATAGCGCGTAACCCTTTTCCAGGTGGGCGTCATCCAGCACAGGACGAAACTGGCGGTAGAACTCGATGGGCGACATGGCCGCAAGCTCGCCGCGCGGCAGGCTCAGTATCTGGGCCCAGGCCTCGGGCCGGTGGGTAATGCCGTCCTTTGCAAGTTTGCGGCCGAACTCCATCACGCTGTTCAGCTTGTCGCCCGGAATGGCTGCGCGCAGGCGTGCCGGCAGCGCAGCGAAGTCGCCACCGTTGGCATACAGTTCGCGGTATGCGGCGTCCACGGCTTCCGCTTCGCGCTGCTCGATGGCTTCGGTGGTCGCCTTGTAATCGGCCTCCAGGCGGTCTTCGGCGTGCTTCAGCCGGGCCGGGTTGTTGGCAAGCTCGGGCTGCTCGCGCAGGGCCGCGCGCATTTCGGCCAGGGTCGGGCGCGGTGGCTTGCCGGCACCGGCGCCGTATTCGGCGGTACCACGCTGCACATAGTCGCGGGTTTCCTTCGGGGCAGCTGCGAACCAGGCTTCCTTGTGCTGCTTGATGGCGGCGTCGAGGTTGCCCGGCCCCCAGTTGTAGGCGGCCAGGGCCTTGGGCACATCGCCGTCGTAACGCTTGAGCATGGCGGCCAGGTAGTCCCGGCCCACACGTGCCCGCTCTTCGGGGCTGCTATCGCGCGCGGGCGTTACGCCGAAGCCGGGGTCTTTGTTGGTGCCGTCGAGCACCTGCATTTCGCCCTTGGCGCCTTTGGACGACTCGAGCAACTGGCCGTCATCGCCATACCGCCGCCCGCCTGATTCCATGCCCATGACGATGTTGGTCAGCCGGTCGAAGTCGCCAGGCTCGACGCGGGGCGAATAGCGCGCAAAGACCTGGGCGCCGATGTTGTCGCCTACCTGCAAATCCATGGTCTTCGTGATCTGGCCGCGCACCTTGAGAATATCGTCGGCCTGCATTTGACCGGCGTACTTCTTCAAGTAGCCGTCGGCGTACAGCACGTCGTTGTTTTCCAGTGCCGCCGAGAGGGCCAACGTGTGCGCCTGGCTGGTCATACTGCGCACCTGCGCTTCCTGCCACTCTGCCGACTTGCCCAGTAACTGGGCCTGTTGGTGGGTGTGGGCCTTGATGCGCTTGATGGCGTTGTCGATCGCTTCGGGGTTGTTCCACGACAGCGCGACCTCGCGCAGGGCCGTGGCCTGCACGCCCTCGGACACGCTCAGCGCATAGGTGCGGAACTCGTCGGCCTCGTGCTTGATGACCTGGCCGCGAAAATTGGTCAGAATTCCGCCCGCCGCCCGCGCAAACGCCGCGCGCTGTGCGTCGTTGCCCAGGCCCTCGCTGATGCTCGACACCTGTTGCTGCAGCACGTCGCCGTACTCGTCGGCCAGCGGGCGCCCATCAGGACGCTGCAGCGCGTTGACGCCGCGAAGATTGCTGTAGCCCGCTTCCGGGTCGTAGGTCAGGCGCAGAGCCTGCTCTTTGATCTGGTTCAGGGCATCGTCAACGCGCAGCTGATTCGCCTGTTCCTGCAGGTCCAGCGCCACGGCGCCCGCCTGCTGGCCGGCGGCACCGGCCATTTGCCCCATCTGCTGCAACTGGCGGCCGGCCACGTCGGGCATGTCCAACGGCTGGATGCCTGCTTGCGGCAGCGCGTTCTGCGATACCTGGAAGTTGTCATAGGTGGGTACGCGCGGCATTACTACCACCATCCCTTATCGGCGGCCAGGGCGTCGATGGATTCGTACTGCGCACCGCCGCCGAAGGTGCCGGCCTGGCTCATGCGGTACCAACTGGTGGCCACGTTGGCGGCGCCGCTGAGCAGGTTGGTCGCTCCCACGCCGAACGGGCTAATGCCGCCGGCAGCGGCCCGGGCCATGCCGGCCTGGTTCTGGTAGTTCACCCCCTGGGTGCGGTACCCCCACGCACTGCGCAGCGCGTTCGCCCGGATGGTGTTGGAGTCTATTTCCTTCATGAGGTCGGTTGAGGCCTGCGCCTCGGCTGCGTTGCCGACGCCCAGGTCTACCCCGTTGGCGGCCAGGGCGGCGCGTTGGCGACCCTTGAGCCGTCCGGCCTGCAGGGTAAGCGCGGCATTCTGCTGCTTGCCCTGTTCCAGCGCGGACTGCGCACCAAGCTCGGCAATGCGCGCGTTGATCCCGGCCAGGGTGGCCTGGTGCTTCAGGTTGCTGGCCTGGGTCTTGGCGCCGTAGTAGCTGCCAAACGCCGACGACACAGCGCCGAACGTCTGCAAGCCCAGCGAGAGATTGCCCCAGAATCCGGGAGTAGATGCCATGGTCGTGCTCGTATCAGGTGGTTGACGCCACCATAAGGGCGCAACCGGCGGCTACGTGCACCACTAGCCGCCCAGCGCCACTTCCAGCGTCAGGCCCACCACGGTTAGGGGCAGCGGGTCGTACTGGCGTACGAACACCTGGCCGCTGTCGCCCCAGCTGGGCGGCACCACGATCAGGATTTCTTCTGACTTCAGCCCGGGGGGTGCCCCGTAGGGCTCGTTCGTGCGCTGCTTGGCCTCGACCAGGTGGTCGGCGTCGGGTCCGATCCAGATGCCGCTGGATTCATAGACGCGCAGCCAGGCCTTGTTCACGTTCTTGTACCGCCCCTGGCCGAAGCTGCCGTCAGGCAGGCCCACGGCAAGCGGCAAGGTCTGCATATCGGCGAAGATCGGCAGACCCACCTGCACCGTTTCGGCGGGGTGCTCGAGGGTTACCTTGCCGTCGACGACGACCTGCTGGGGGTGCACGGCGCCATCGGCCAAGATGCTGACCAGTTCGCCTTCCAGGTGATCCAGGCCGCTGATGACCGTGGCGGCCGGGCCCGTGTACGTCAGGCCGCAATCTACGAAGAACGCGTCGGCCTGGTCAACGAACTGACGGCTGGCCATACGCTCGACAAAGCGCCGCTGCACGCCGTTGATTTCACGGCGCACCACAGCGTACAGCACGTCCTCGTGCCCCTCGGCCACCACGGCCACCGACTCAAAGGTACCGGCCGTGTCGTGCCAGTGCCACGCGCCGATCTGCTGCTCGGGTACATAGGTCAGACCCAGCAGCTTGCCGTTGGAACTCACGAACCACACGATGGGAATGGGCGCCTTGGAGTAGCCCATGTCGGCAATGCCCAGGTTGTCGAACAGGTGTGGCGCACGCAGGCTAAGGTCGCCCGTGACAAACCCGCCCGACTGCCAGTTGTAGCCGCATTCGCGCACGTGTCCGCCGCGCGAAGCGCAGTAGATCAGGGTGTTGTTGATGATGACCGGCTGCACGTTGCTGGCGCCCACATACGACTGGGGGCGCACGCTGATGGTGGTGGGTGTGATGGCATCGCTATTGAGCGAGGTAACCCGCCACTCGGCTGAACTCGTCAGCAACAGCAACTCGGTCAGCGGCACAATGTGCCGAATGGTGTTGGCTTCGCGTGCGGCTACGCGAAAGCTGATGCGGTCGTCGTCCACCAGGGGCAGCGAGTACGACATATCCGATTCGGTGCCGCTGCGCGTCATCCAGATGTTCTGAGGCTTGTTCAAGGTGCCGGCGAAGGTGCGCCGCTGCTCGAAGTAGCTCACGGCGCCCGGGTAGTTGCCGGCGGAATTGAACACGGTTTCGTACAGCGGGGGTGTTTTCGACAGGTCCGGGTCGATGTCGTCATCCAGAATCGACAGGCTGCTGGTTTGTCCGATATAGCCGTACATGCCGCCTTGCAGCTTATACACGTTGTAGCGCGTGGCGCCCGACACCGCCGCCCATTCCACCTTGATGCGCTGGCCGGTCTGGTACAGGTTGGCTTCGATGGTGGCCGTGGGCGAGGCCGACGACTCGCTGATTTCATCGGCGCCGATGGCCGTAACCACGTAGGTGTAGTCGTAGCGGTCTTCTGCAGTGCCGTCGCCGCTGAACAGCCGGGTCAGTGAGGGTGCAGAGGGCGCCGCCGGCGGTGCGAAGCTGATTACGGCCAATTGCCAGTTCGTTGCGCCTAATCGCCGCAATTCGCGCGGTGCATAGTTTGGGTGCACCAGGGTCAGCACGTCCGCCGACTGCACGTAGTGGATGTCGAACAGGTCGGCTTCGGTGTAGGGGTTGGCCACCTCGTAGGGCGAACCGCCATCCAGCAACGTGCCGCCCATGGTGTGGAAGCGAAAGAACCCCGGGCTCATTTCGATAACCATGGTTTGCGTGGTCGAAAAGGTAAACGGCAGCAAGCGCGTGCGCTTGCTCGAGTCTTTTACCTCGCGCACAAAGGCCAGGCCGGCCCGGTTCTCGGCAGGGCCGTGCGGCTTGGTGATGAAGTTGCGGCACTTGGCCAGGCCGCTCTGGTATTTGACATCGTCGATGCGACCGAAGAACTCAGGCGTGACCTCGCCCCCGCCGAACGAACGCTGCAGATATCGCACGTTGGCCATGGGCTACGGCCTCCAGCCGATAGGCATATCGAGCGCAGCACCGCGCGCGGCGATCCACGAGGGGCGATGTTGCAGCTGCAGGTGACGCTGGTTGGCGTCCTGCGTCTTGGCCTGCGAGACAAAAGCCTGCATCATCTGTGCACAACGCTTGGCCTCGGCCATGCCGGCATCGCCCTTGATAAGCGGGCCGGCCAGCAACGACGCCAGCTGCCAGGTCAGGGCCGTGACGAATAATGGTGAAAAGCGCGCCGTGTCGCGAACGCGCACGATGTAGCGGGCCGTGGCGTTCTGCACATTGCAGTAGATGACGCCGGCACCGTTTGTCGTAGATTCGCGCACGAAGGGGTGCTCGGGGATTTGCGGCACGGCGCCTGGGTCGGCCTCGCCGGGCGCCATCACGGCCAGGATGTCGAGGGCATCGGTGGGCGTGGCATAGGCGTAGTTCCACCCCACGGGCGCCGCCCCCAGTTGAGCCAGCGCGATGCGCCGCGTGGCAAAACCCCAGGTGTGCATCGACAACAGCGCGTCGCGGGCCTGCGGGTAGAACCGGGCGCAGTGCTCGGCCTGCGCAGAGCCTTCGGGCGGGTCCAGGCTGGCTACGGTGGCGGTGTCGCCCAGGTGGCCCAGGGCCACGTTGCAGATTTCAACTTCGCTTGCCATACGGTCCTCGGATAAAGAACGGGGGCGCGCGGCCCCCGTATCCTGTCACTGGCCGGCGGCCTGGCTTAAACCAGGTCGTCGGCGCCCTTGCCCTTACCGGATGCGGCCTTGGCTTCGGCTTCCGCTTTGGCCTTGGCTTCGGCTTCCGTTTTGGCCTTGGCTTCGGCGGCAGAGGGTTGACGGGCCGGGGGCTTTCCGACCGGCTCGTACCAGGAGCCCTTCGAGCCGTCCGCGACGTCGAACTTGTCGCCAACCTGGCGTAGCTTGCCGTGGAACCCCACGGCGGTGGCAATCACTTGCATGGCGCGGCCTCCTTACGCTGCGGGGTGCGGGGTGTTGGCCTGCACACCTTCGACCACCTGGGCCGAGAACTTGCCAGCCGTAAGCGGGCCGGTGCCGACGGTGTAGTTGGCGCGTACGTAGCGCCGATGGGTCGCGGGCATGGGCAGGATGAATTGGGCGCCGGCCACCAGACTGGCCTTAGGCACGGAGCCACTAGATACCACGGTGGCGAAGCTGGAGTTGTCCGCCGAGTCCTGAATGGCAAACGTGACAGTGGCCGCGCCTTCGGCGGTCGCCGTTTCACCCACGGTAAACACCATGTCCAGGCGATCGTGCAGACCGGTGTTGGGGTCGGTTTGGCCGAAGTCGATAACGTCGGTGGATGCAGCAGTAGCCGTTACCGCCTGGTCGTCCGACACCTTGAGGAAGTGGTCGATAATCATGGTTCTAATCTCCATTTCTGCCCCGGCACGCGGCCGGGGCGGGTTGTGTCTTAGACGACTCGCGCTTCGGTGTTCAGAAGCGCATCGGTTTCGCGGATGGGCACACCGCGCATGGTTTGCCAGAACTTGCCTTCAAGCTCCTGGGTCTTGAGCGCCAGCGCGGTCTTATCCAGGCTCTGGATGTCCAGGGCTTCGGCCACTTCCTTGTTCATGTAGAACACGGGGCGACCCATGCGCAGGTTAGGCACGCGGTGCAGCGCCCGGGCCATAAGCTTGAGGATGTCGGCCGGACTCGAACCACCTAGTTCGGACACGTCGATGTTGGCGATACGCACCACGTAGCGCCAGTCGCGCAGCGTCAGGCCCAGGTCCCACTTGTAGTGAGTGCGGTAGCCCTGATACTGGCCGCCGTCCGCATCGAACAGCGTGTGCTCGCCCAGGTCGCGAGACTGCAGGCCGGCGGTAGAGCCCTTCGGGAAAATCGAGTGCACGGTATTCGGACCCCAGACCATCAGCCAGATCGAGGTGTTGTCGTCGCCGGTACCCTTGGCGTCGATGATGTTGCCCTTGTTCTGGGCGTTGGTCAGGTCCGAGTAGCGCGGCGCCAAGCCCATGAACTTTTGCGGCTCCAGGGCGCTATTGCCGTAGAACAGCGTGCCGGCCATGGTCTGGTTCAGGCCTTCGATAAAGGCACGGTCTTCCGACAGACGCCATGCGGCCTTGTTGTCGTTCAGATCGGCCAAGGCCTTGTCGACCTCGGCATAGGTTTCCAGCATGCCCATGCTGTCCTTGACCGGCACGGTGCGCGACTTCTCGGGCTGCACGCCGTAGTTCAGTTCGCGCCAGGTGCCTTGAGGCAGGCCCGAACGCACGGTGGTCTTGTGCTCGGTGTAGCCGTTGGCCTCGATGACGGTCATGTCATCCAGAATGGGGTTGGTTTCGGCCAGCAGTTCGACGATTTGCGGGTCGATCTTGCCGTTGCTGTCCATGCGGGCGGTAAAGTCCGCCAGCGTCGGGTTCAGGGTGCTGAGGGTTGCCATGTCTGGTTCTCCTGGTTAATTCATATTGCTGTTCGGATAGAGCCGCTTCGGATCGTGGGTATTGCTCTTGCCGCCATTGCCACGTACAAAGCCGTCTTCGCTGATTGCCTTGCCCGCCCGGACCATGAAGCGAATCACCTCGGGGTGATTGCCCAGACCGGAGTCGTTCAGCAGCGTGTGCAGTTCAGGCGTCGCGAACGCATCGAGGGCCTTCTTGGCGTGCGACAGGTTCTCGGCCAGGTGTTCCCCGCCAAACTCCTTGTCGCTGCGCGCCTCGTTGGCCCAGTGTTCGCGGGCCGCGTCCAGTTGCTCGGCTTGACGGGTGGCCAATACCGGCGCCATCTTGTCGAGCATCTTCTGCGCGGCGTCCTGGGGCAGGTTCAGTTCCTTGGCCACCTCGGCGAAGCTACCGATCACAGCCGGGTCGATATCGAGGCCTTCGGTCGGCTTGAACTCGTACTGCTCAGGGGAGCCCTCGGGCTCTTCCTTGGCCTTGGCCTCGTCCGGTTTGGTTTCCGGCTGGGCTTCGGCTGCGGGTTGGCCTTCTTGCTGCTGCTGTTGACCGGCAGTGTCCGCACCAGTAGCGGCTTGCTGTTCGGTCGTTTGCGATGCGGACTCGCCTTCAGGGGTCGTTGCGGTCGTTTCCGTCACCAGGGTTTCGTTGCTCATTAGCTTCTCTCACCATTACCGGGTAAAGCTCCGGGCACGTCGCGTGGATCTGCATCAAGGTGCGAAGCCCTTCATTCCTGTTTCCCTCGGCAAAGGCCATGGCCATTGCGTTGGTGTTGAATGAAAGGTGGAACACCCCCGCCCGATCCAGTTGACGCCAAACAATCCGGCGCCCGCGCTTACTGCCCATGAGCCACTTGAGGTCACCCTCTTCGGTATCCTTGGCCAGGGTGCGGCGCCGGTCGGTGTCGGCCTGCGCGCGTTCCTGGCTGCGAATATCGGTCGGGTCGTAAGAACTCATGTGCGCACAATAGGCGGGCCGGCTCGCGGTACGTGCACCCTGCGCGCAAAAAGAAGCCCGCCAGAACAGCGGGCCAAAGGTGGGGGGCTGCGGGTAATTCGGTCAGTTCATGTTGCTGCTGGCATACAGGTTTTGCGGGTTGCTGGCCTGCCCGCCATCGGGCTTCAGTTCCATGTCGGTAATCTGCAGACTGATGTCGCGGTTCTTGCCGTCGGTGCGTTCGTACTGCGATACCGACGTCACCTGCACACGCGCTACCAGGTGCATCACGGTGCCGACATCGGGCAGCTGGTCGATGCCCAGCTTCTGCAGCGATTCGTCATCCAGGCTGAGGCACAGGCCGTAGGGGTATTCGGGCTGGTCGTTGGCGCAACAATCGCTGAGCATCGTGGCGTCTTTGTGCGCGCGTTTCATGTTGATCATGGCGTCGGTCCTTTAGGTGTAGCCGCTGAAAGCGTCCATCACGCTGGTCAGCGCGCTGGGCTGGCTGGTCTGTGCAGCGGCCAGGTCTTTGGCGGTGGCAGCGCCCTGCTGCATCATGGCGGCGTCTTGCTGCGCCTGGGCCGCCTGGGCACGCTGCTGGCGCACCAGTGCCACCTGTTCGCCCGGCACAATCAGTTCGGGGTCCAGGCCCAGCATGTCGGCGTAGGCATCGGCCCAGCGGTCGGCGTCGAACTTGTCGAGCACTTCGGGCTTGAACTGCGCCACCTGGCCCAGGTTCATGACGAACCGGTCCACGCTGTTGGTGGCAATGGCGCGCTGCGCCTGCGCCAGCATCGAGACGAACTCCACGTTCAGTTCCATACCCTGCAGTTCGGGCGGGGGCGGCGGCACAATACGCGCCTCGAGCATCCGGTCGAACGTCATGGAAATGAGCGGGTCCAGGATCTCGTTGTGCAAGCGCTCAAGCACCGGGCCCAGCATTAGCAGCTTCTCTTCGTGCCGCTCGGCCACCTCCGTGGCGGTCATGTTGCGCAGATCGCCCCCGGCCAGCATCAGGAACAAGTCAGCGTAGAAGCTGGCCTTGATGCGCTCGCGCACGTCCACAATGTCGTTCAGCAGGTGGCTCAGGTCGATGTTGACCTCGAACGCGCTGCGAATCCCTGCCTGGGGTGCGGTGGCGTCCACGTAGGAAATGCCGCCGGGCAGCGTATCCAGTTCGCGATTCTTGAAGGCCATGGGCACCTGCAGGGGCGGGTTGGTCTTGTAGTCGATGCCCTGGGCCTTGCGCAGCTGCTCGTGCTGCAGCTGCTTGATGTCGCCCAGTGCTTCCATGGCCGGGCTGTTGCCGTAGATATCGCCCCCGCTGGTGGCCCAGCGTGGCGACAACGACGGGTACCGGCGAAAGCCCGATTCACGCAAGAACTCGTGTTCACGCGACCCGGCCTCGAAGTAGTTCGACATCCAGGGCATGTTGCGTGCATCGCGCTTGCCGTGTTCGCGGTCGGTGCGCGGCTCGATGGCGTGCATGACCGTGACCCACTTATCGAGGTTGCCCCGGTCGTACAGGTTGCGCACCTGGTTGCTGACCTTGTCCAGCCCGAACTCGGCCACCGTCTGTCCCACGGTCAGCTGGAACTCGCGGTACAGCGTGTTCACGTGGCCTTCGTTGTCGGTCGTGATGGCGTACTCGCCCGCCGTCAGCACGTGCTGGTGGATGACCCGCTCGAAGTTGGGCAGCACGATGGAACTGGCCGTGCCGAACGCGCCTAGTTCCTCGTACATGGAGTGCAGCGCGCGGTAGGTGTTGCTCTTGGCGAATACCATCTGCATCAGCGTGGTGACATCGGCCAGCCACGCCTTGACGCCGGCGGACTCATCTAGTTGCGGGTCGCTGGTAGTCAGGCGAAACCAGGGGCGCGCGGGGCTTGTCATGCCCGCCATCATGCCGGCGGCCAGCACACGCAAGGCGCGCGTGCCGGTGTTGTCGTAGATGCGGTTATGGCGCTGGTCGCCTTTATTCTGGTCGTTCAGAAAGAAGCGGCCAGAACGCGGCAGCAGGTACTCGCTGATATCCTGCCAGTGGCTGATCCAGCTTTCACGCTCGGACTTGAGCCCGTTCCAGCGTGCCGACAGTTGCTCGCGCAGCTTCTGCTTGTCCATGGGTTTAGCCACCCAGCAAATTCGTTTTGCCCAGGTTCAGCTGGTTCGGGTCTACACCTTGCGCACCAGTCAGCATGGTGCTGGCCCCGCCCGGCGAGGCGGCCTGCTGCAGCAAGGCGGCGGTATCGGGCGTGTTGCTGCGGGCGCGGTTCGTGTCCTGCTCGGCCTGCTCTTCCTGCTTGCGGGCGCGGTTCTCTGCATCACGCTGAGCGCTGCGCGCCTGCTTGGACTGCTTTTCGCCCGAGTAGATGCTGTAGGCCGTGCCCACAACGCCGGCAATGGCGGCGGCTGTTACTGCTCCAGACATGGCGATTTCCTCTCGTTGGTGGTGTTGCACTGAAGCTGGCGGCGCGACAGCAGCCGGTCGGCTTCCTGGGTGAATTCGTCCTCGGCCTGGGCCACGTGTTGCGCCTTGGTGGGAAAGATCATCGTTACGTGGGTATCGGCGTGCGTGACAAAGGCCTGCTTGCGCCCGGCCTGGGCTGCAATGACGTGGTAGCCGGTCAGGCGCTGCGTGCCCTCGCCCGTGAACACGTCCACATCGCCCTGGATGATGAGCAGCGTGGCAAGCTCGATGAGCGCACCGGTCAGCATGGTGCCGGCGGGAATCGTGATGGTGCGGGCGTACATGCCCGCGTGCAGCACGTGATCGGTCGGGATGTCCACCTGGGGCAGTTGCAACGTCATGGTCTCGAGCTCGCGCACCTTTTGCACGGCTTCGTTGCTCATGGGGGCGATAGCGTCCAGCGTCATTGCAGCCCCCGAAAGAACACACGGTTGGTTTCTTGGTAACCGGCTCGCGGCATGATTTTGGCAAGCCGCCCACCGTGGGGGGCACTGACCAGCAGGCCAACGGCGCCCAGCCCGCGCGCATGGTCTTCGGCACGGCGCAGCAGCTTCATGCCGGTGCCGCCGGCACGGGCGTCTTCGGCCACGAAGAACGATTCGGTCGTCGCCACTAGCGCGCCGTAGTGCGGCAGCACTGTGACGATCATCGACAGAAAGCCCACCAGGTCGGGGCCACGGTAGGCCACGAAGGTGTGCAGCGCGCCGGCCGCCTCGAGTTGTCGGTACTTGTCCAGCTGCACATTGCAGGGCCCCAGGCCCGGAATCGACGATTCGCGCTGATACGCAGCAAAGAGCACGTCCAGGTTGCGCGCCTGGGCGAACTCGTCGACGGTGCAGGAAGTGATGGCGATTTGTCCCATGCCACGCAGGTTAGGCGTGGGTGTAGCGGGTACGTGCACTGCCTAGAGGTGGGCGTAGGGGTCGTACTCGCGCTGCTTGCCCTGGCGCTGCGGTGCGCCTCGGTCATCGCTGGTGAACTCCGGCACCGGGTGCGCGAACGTCACGGCCAGGGCGTCGGCGTCGTCGGGCGAGGCAAGGCCGCGCTTTTTCATCGACTCTTTGCTTTCAAGCAGGATCTGGTCGCTGACGGTGAAGCCATACTCCACACCGGTCAGGTCGGTGGCCAGGGCTTCATCCTTTGCCAGGTAGCCGATGGGTAGCCACTGCTTCATGCGGCCCCACATTTCGGCGCGCTTGTTGGCGTACTTGCGCGGCTCATCGGCTTTGGCACCGAACTGCACTTCGATGACGTCGATGGCCAGCTGCTGTAGCCGGTCGACCACGCCGCCGCCCACGCCGCCGCCGTCAACAAACACGACCACGCGCAGGCCTGCATTGCGCAGCATGGTGACGTGCTCGACCACGCGGCTGGCAAGCTGCATGGTGTCGAGTTCGCGAAAGCGCAGCGGCGGGAAGGTCTGGGCATCGCGCCCGATGCGGGTACGGATAACCGACTGATCGCCCCCGAAGCGCGCCACATCCACGCCGACAATAGCAGTCCGCCCTGCGAGCGGGCCGGCTTCGGCAACGCGGCCCATGGCGTCGTCCACCAGGTCGCGCGGGATGAACTGCAGGGTGCTGGCCCGAGGGAACACACCGCGCACGCGAACGCGCACAAAGTCGGAGTCCTCGCCGTAGTCGTCAATCCATTCCTGGATCTGGGCCTTGTTGGTAATCTGAACCGTGCGGCTGTCGATCTGGCGGGCGCGCCAGCGGTGGCGCTGCTTGTTGAAGCACTCGAAGAAGCGCCCCGTGTTGCGGGTCGGGTTGCCGAACACGAACCACATGGGTTCACCGTCCGTCATGCCGCCCTCGGCCACCTCCCAGATGGCGTCGGGCACGGCCGAAGCCTCGTCGAAGATGTAGAACGGCGTGGAGTTGGCCGCGTGAAGGCCGGCAAACGACTCGCTGTTTTCCTCGCGGCAGGTTTGCGCGTCCAGGCGCCAGGATTCCGGGTGTTGCGTGTGCACCATGCGCATCGCACCCTTGCCGGTGGTGACCGTGAACCAATGGCCGGTAATGCAGCGCTTGGTCCACTTAGCAATCTCCGCCCAGGTCTTGGAGGCCAGCTGCTCGGCCGTGTTGGCCGTGACAACGCCCTTGCAGTAGGGCCGGGTGGACATGATCCAGTTCGCAATCCAGGCCGTGAAGGCCGACTTGCCGATGCCGTGGCCGCTGCCGATGGCTTCGCGTATGGCCTTAACCGGCCTGGTGCCGTCAAAGCCGTTGGCCCGTACCTGCTCGCCGATGGCTTCCAGCGCTTCGCAGGCCCAGGCGTCGGGGCCGTACTCAGTGCCGTAGACAAGGTCCCACGGGCTTTCGAGCTTCACGACGCGCAAGGCAGGGTCGTTGTCCCAGTCGTAGGCATACATCACGAAGCCCAGCGGGTCGTCGAAGAAGCGGCCCATATCCTGGGCCAGCATCAGGTCGACGTTTTCAGTTGCCACTGCGCTTTCGCGCGGCTACGATCGCCGACGCAATCTCGACCTGGCCGGAAAGATTGATGTCCTGCCGGTCGCGGTACTTGTCCGGGTTGTGCGCCTTGAGCAGGAAGATGGCCAGCGTGTCGCTGTACTTGCGCACGGCCGCCACCTTGTGTTCGCCGTTCTCGTCCAGTACCGGCTCGCGCACCGGGAAGCCCATCTCGTTGAGCACGGGCTCGCCATTCTCGTCCAGCTTATCGCGGTACAGGTAGGTGAACTGGCCCTGGTGGGTCAGCGGGTCCTGCACTCCCTCGAAGGCGCGTCGGTGCGCTTCGTCTTCCAAGGCCGTGACGCCGGCCTGCATGGCCTCTTCCCACGCCTTGGCGAAGTCGGGCATGTCCTTGCGCCACTTGTAGGCGGTATAGCGCGAAATGCCCACGGCCTTACACGCTCGGCCGACGTTGCACGTCTCGGCCAGGGCGGCGCAGAAAGCAGCGAGTTTTTCAGGTGTTAGCTTCATGCGCTCAAGTGTCGCCCGCCTCATCTGCAGGTACGTGCACCTCCTTCCACGCAACAGGGCGCTGCGCACGCCGTTGGTACCGGCAAATCCAGCCGATAGCCGACTTGCTCACTTCGAATTTTTCGGCCAGCTGCGAGTACGACATGCCGCCTTCATGCAGTTCGCGAATAAGCTCAACCTCTGCGTTCGTCAGTTTTGCCTGCTGATGGTCCTCACCCAGCCTGATGCCGCGTTCGTTTACGGCTACGGTCCGCTTAGCCATAGCTGCCTCCTATGTGCAAAATTTTGCCCCTTAAACACGTAATTTTTTGCAAACCCCATTTACCCCATTTAGAACCTGTTTTTGGGTATCTTTTCTTATACGTACGCATAGGAAAAAGATAGGAAAAATAGAATTTAAATGGGGCAAACGGGGTAACGCCCTCGAACAAAACCGCGTTTCATGCAAGAATTTGCACACAGACACCAACACGTAAAAATTTGCACGATTGAATAGGCGATTTCCTGCATGAACGTCCTGATTCGTATTTTCGAACCGCGCGAATGCCGCGAAGTTCGGCAAGAAGCTGCGCGCATCATCAAGCAGCACACCGATCTTGCAGCCGGCACGTTGAGCGATTTCTGTAGCCAGTTCATCCGCCGAAATCGTCGCGCTGTGCGTGATGTCGTGCGCATCGAGCAGATTCCGGTGCCCCGCTGCGCCGCCTTCCTCGTGCTCAACTGCATCGATAAGCTTGTGTCCAGCGGACAGCACCATTCGTATCGAGGCGTACTCACTGCTATTGGTAAAGACCTGCTGACCGCCCATACGCGCCTGTCCGGCTACCTGGTCGAATCGGGCTTCATGAACCACGAGGAAGCCCAGCAGGCCCGGGAAGCCCTGCGGCAAGAGGTTGCAGAGGTCGGCTGACATGTCAGCCTTCCAACTCGTCGCGCACATGCAAGCCTAGAAAGCCGCGCCCACGCAGCCCGTGCGAGTCCTGCGCCGACGCAAACCCACGCGACGACAGCCGGCGCCCCAGGCTCTTCGAACTTGGAATGAACCGCAACTCGCCCCGGTTGCGCGCAAAGTACTCCCAGCTATTCCACAGTTCCGAATTGCTAGCCACGTAAGACGGCCCCACCTCGCAGCACGTGTCGAGCCATTCGGCCAGCAAATCCATGTCCTGCCGATAATCATCGTGAGCGGCCCGCACCTTGGCCGGCGGGTTGAGCCCCTCGCGCTGGTAGGCCAGCGCCCCCTCGATGCACCACCGTAAGATGCCGGCCGCCTCGCGTTCCAGCTTCTCGGCGCGCTGGGGGTCTTTCTTGACCTGCTTGTCTTTGTCGAAGTTGCGCGTGAACGGCACGGGCAGCAGGCGCCGCCAGATGGCATGATCGTCGCCCTTGACGATGGGCCGGTGGTTGGTCGGCATGAACGCCACCCACGTAGGCACGACCTCGACCGTGACCTTGGACCACAGCCCGCGCGCCGGCATCGGATCGCCCCCGGTCATGGACTTGATCAGGCCCTCGCGCAACTCGCTGCCTTCGTCCGGCTCGCCCACATACACGAACCGCGCACCGCGCAGGCGCAGGATGTCTTCGCGCGCTGAGCCGGCGCTGGCGCCTGCCGCGCCCGAGGCCAGGAACGTATCGGCATTGGCCGCTCGGGCGTGGTCACCCAGCGCATGCCGGATCGCCCCCAGCACGGTGCTTTTGCCGTTGCTGCCTGAGCCGTAGGGTATGACCATGACGTCTTCCTTTGGCTGGCCCAGGATCGAATAGCCGACCACCCGCTGGAAGAACGCGACCATGTCATCGTCGCCGTGGAAGACGTCGCGCACCGTCTGTTCGAAGAGCGGCGCCTTGGCCGCCGGGCTGTATTCGATGGGCGTTATGGTGGTAATCCAGTGCTCGCGCGCCGGCGGCACCAGGTCGCCCGTGGTCAGATCCACGGCGCCGTTGCCCACACCCAGCAGGTGCTGGTGCTTGTCCAGTTCGCCCACCGGCACCACGACGCGCGGGTCGCTCGAGGCCAGGGCCACCATGTTGCGCACCATCATCGCCCGCTGGCTCACGGCGCAGAACTTGAAGAACGCCACGCGCTCGTCGTCGTTCTCGATGGTCTTGGATTCATCGGCCAGGGCCCGCACGGTTTCTTTGGCCAGGTGTTCGAGGTGCACTTGCGGCGCGCTGCGCCAGCAGGTGCCCTCCCACGTGTACCAGGCGCCCACCTCAGGCACGAACATCAGGCCCTCGCCGTATTGGTCGAGCATGCGCTCGGCGTTGCCAAACTCGGTCATCTGTCGCTTTGTGCGGTTCAGCACCGGCACCTTGCGCCCGCCGGCCATGGCCGTACGCACGTCCGCCACCGGCAAGAGCGTGCCGGTCAGGTCTTTGAAGCGCAGCCGGATCAGACCGGCCAGTTCCGCACGCAGGGCCATGTCGTCGGCGAGCTCGCCTACCTTGGCGGCCACCTCGTTGATAAGCTCGATGGAATCGTTGCAGGCCGTGATCTTCGCCTTCGCTTCGTTCAGGGCGTCGCGCTTCTTGCCCAGGCGCTCGGCACGCTCGCGCTGGCGGCGCAGGCCAAAGCCCAGGTCTTCCTTGGCCGTGTCCATCTGGTCGCACAGCCACAGCGCAGCCTCGAAGGCGCTGATAATAGTGAACTCGTCGTCGAGCATGCGCGGCGCCCACTCAAGCACCACATCGACCGGCGTGCGCTTGCCTTCGCGCTCATCACCCATGTCGGCCACACCGAAGTCGACAATGCCCTCGGGCACCAGCGACAGGTCTTCCTCCAGGTCTCGCATCAGATCCACTGACGCCACGCGGTAGCCACCCTGATAATCGCGCGCCGCCGGGAACAGCACCGGCACCCAGGCGCCCAGCTGGGCCAGGGCCGCTTCGTTCACGCGCCCGAAGAAATCATCTTCGGCCGGCGGCTCACGGTCGGGCCGCTCGATGGGGGTCAAACTGCCGGCGCCCTTGCTCTTGGGCTTGCGTTGCAGGCCCTGCTCCAGCGCCAGGCGTTCGAATTCGGCCACGGCGGCCAGCACCTGCTCTTCAGACACCTCGGGCAGTTCGGCGGCGCCGACGTGCTCGATGCCCCCGAAGAAATCTACCCATTCGTAGGGCTGGCCGGTGTCCGGGTGCACATGGTAGGCCACAAACTGCTGGCCCTTGCCCAGCACCTCAAGACGGTGCACCGGGTCGCGGTCGTGCAGCCGGCCGTCAGTGCCTTGCACTGCTGCGCCCGAAAAGTGCTTACCATTGGGCCCGACCGCCCAGTGTTCGGCAAACCAGGCGCCCGTGGCCTTGCCCCAGCCCTCAGCCGCGGCGCGGTATACCAGCAGGATCTTGGGGGCGTTGCCCACGCGCTCGCAGGTGGCGCCCAGGTTGTCCTGGCACCAGGCAACGAACCGGCCGGCAAGCTCTTCGTCGGACGTGTCCACGTCGATGGCCACCAGCGGCCGGGCGCCCTGCCCGCACAAGATGCCAACACCATGGGCCCCGTACCGCGCCAGGTCAGACGCCCCCAGGCGCGAGCTTTGCCAGTTGTCCAGGGCCGGGCGCTTATGCCCCGGCTTGATAGGGATGATTAAATAGCCGTTGGATAGCAGCGTACGGCCTTGCTGTTCGAAGTAACCCGCCATGGTCAACGCCCGTCGGTCAGTTCAAGCAGCTTGGCCGCTGTCTCGCGTAGCTTCTCGACCACGCTGTAACGCGGGTCTTTGTGCTGACCGCTTAGAATACGGCTGATGGTCGCCTGGGTAACGTCCACCGACGCGGCCAGCTGTTCCTGCGACCACCCCTCACGCAAGATGGTCCGTACTAGTTCATCGGGCTTCTTGGTGTAGAGTTCAAGGATCTGGTTCATGATGCGCTCTCGTATTGACCAGCCCTTATTCTATACGAAAACGTATTCTGTAATTAATCGTATGGCCTATTGCGCTAATTTATGCGCTGACGTATATTCCCCCTCTGTGACTAAACTTCGACACGTCCTCCAGCACCTGATAGAAGAACGCGACACGAACCCCACGGCGCTCGCGGCGGCGACGGGCGTGCCTCAACCGACCATCCACCGCATATTGTCAGGCGAAAGCAAAGACCCGCGCACGGCTACGCTGCAACCGCTTGCCGACTTCTTCGACGTATCGGTCGAGTTCCTGCGCACCGGGGGCACCCTGGCAGAGAAGCGAGGTCCCATCGGTGTCACGGGCGTAGTTTCCTCTAGGCTGGACCAGGTGGCGGAAGCCCCCGCACCGTATGAAATCCGGCCGCTGCGTGCCGCCCCCTCGCGGACAATGGTTCTGCAGGAGTTTCGCGACCATCTATCCCCCGAGCTACACGAAAACATCGAGAACAGAGTCAATCTGCAAGACCATCGGTATATGCTGGATTACGGCTCAGACAAGGTCGCGGCAGAACTGAAGCACCTAGTCGTCGACCATCTACCGAACGGGCGCCTCGTTGTACGCTGGCAAACTGCCCGCCCGGCGCTCTGGCGCTTGTCATCGGTGCGCCTGCTCACTAAAGATACGCTGCCCAACCGGCAGTACATACTCTTCCTGATCATGGTCGGGCCGCCCGAAACCGCGCTGCCGGTACCGAACCTGGCGCAGCTACAAAACGAGGCCCGGCTGCACGGCATTAATGTTGTCCTGGCCGATGCCAGGTCAGCTGCCCAGTGCATAGAAGGCGTCGAAGCCGGCTTTATCGACTTCGCTGATAACTTCGACAGCGACGACTACGACGAAGATTACTAAAAGCGCCCCGCCCACGTTTCAGCCCCGCACGCCGGGGCTTTTTTACAACTAAATCCATACGTTTGCGTATTGACTTACCCAATACGACTCCGCATAATACGTCTACGTATTTCAACCGGAGCCGTGAAAATGTCCGCAATTCCTATCGTTCCAGGCCTGATGTACCAGGTCAAAAGCCAGGGCCAGACGCGCATCATCTTCGCCCGCAACCCGGTGGATGCCCTGTGCATCGCCCTTGGCCTGCAGGTGTCGGCATGAACCTGCGCACCTTGTCCGACAGCGAATTCCTTCGCTACGCCGACACCCAGATCGACGACTTGACCAGCAGCGACATCGAGCGCGAAGCATTGCGCCGCCTGGAAGCCGCCGAGCAACGCATGCAGAACGCCGAGGGCTTCCCGGCCTTGGCCGACGAATACAGCCTCACGGCCGACGAAGTTCGCTCGATGGTCGAAGCCCACCCCGGTACCCACGAAGAAATTGTCGGGTTGCTGGCCGCGCTGGCCGACAAAGGCATCGAAAGCCCTAAAGCGCTGACCGCCTTCCTGCAACACCTGGACAAGGCCGGCATCACCGAGCCCGACGAGCTCAAGGCCGAGCTCGAGCTGGCCACGAAATTCAAGTCCCTGGCGAACGATGCCGGCGACCTCTTCAACCGCCTTCACACCCTTACCGAAGCCACCCAGGAGGATTAATCCATGTTCCCCGTCACCATCACGCTGCACAACCCCGCCCAGCTGAACGCCGTCCTGGCTGCCATGGGTACCGATGCCCCCGCGCCGGCAGTCACGGCCGCCGAGGTGCGCCAGCACGCCGAAGCGAATCAGACCACCATGAAGGACGCCAAGGCCACCGTGCAGAAGGAAAAGGCCGAAGCAAAAAAGCCCGAGGCCAAGGCACAGCCCGCCAAAGACGCGGCCCAATCATCGGCGCCGACCCAGACTGCTGCCGACAACTCGACGAGTTCCTCAAGCGGCACCGACGCGAGTGAAACCCCCGAAGCCACCTACGAGGACGCCAAGACGGCCGTACTGACCCTGTCCAAAGAGAAAGGCCGCGATGCCGCCAAGGGCGCACTGCAGCGCTTCGGCGTCGAGAAGCTGCCCGACCTCGCGCCCGAACACTTCGGCGCGCTGGTCGCCTTGGTCGACGAAGTGCTCGCTGGCGCGGAGGTCTGACCATGCAGACCAGAAAATACGAGTTCGTTGAAGACGACGTCAAAATCATCGCCCCGGGCTTGGTAGCCCGACGCATTCGGGCCTTGGTTGCTATCGCAGCCACGACATGGGCGCCCGCTGTCACCCCGGGCGACCTGGGCGGCTATGTCCAGGCGATCGATAACCTCAACGCGCAGGTGTACGGCAACGCGTGGGTGTACGGCGACGCGCTGGTGTACGGCAACGCGCGGGTGTCCGGCAACGCGCGGGTGTCCGGCAACGCGCAGGTGTACGGCGACGCGCTGGTGTACGGCAACGCGTGGGTGTACGGCGACGCGCTGGTGTACGGCAACGCGCGGGTGTCCGGCAACGCGCGGGTGTCCGGCAACGCGCGGGTGTCCGGCAACGCGCAGGTGTACGGCAACGCGTGGGTGTACGGCGACGCGCTGGTGTACGGCAACGCGCAGGTGTACGGCAACGCGCAGGTGTACGGCGACGCGCTGGTGTACGGCAACGCGTGGGTGTACGGCGACGCGCGGGTGTCCGGCAACGCGCAGGTGTACGGCGACGCGCTGGTGTACGGCAACGCGTGGGTGTACGGCGACGCGCTGGTGTACGGCAACGCGCAGGTGTACGGCAACGCGTGGGTGTACGGCGACGCGCTGGTGTACGGCGACGCGCGGGTGTACGGCGATGGTCTGATCTTCTGGGCCTCCAAAGTCGGCACAGAAAATGGCACGCTAACCGTCTACAACGGCAAGGACAATACGCTGCTTGTCACGCGCGGTTGCTTCTCGGGCACCGTCGAGCAGTTCCTGGCTGCCAGCGCAGCCAAGCACGACGAACGCACCAGGCGCGAGTACCAGCTGCTGATCGAAGTGGCCACGTCGCGTATTGAAGCCGCCCGTGCTGCCCTGCAGGCGAAGGAGGCGGCATGAGCCAGCACGCACGCCTATCCCCCTCGGGCGCCCACCGCTGGGCGCGCTGTCCCGGCAGCTTGGCGATGGAAGCCCAATACCCCGACGAATCCAGCCAGTTCGCCGACGAGGGCACCGCCGCGCACTTTCTTGCATCCGAAAGCCTCACGCAAGGCGTCGAGGCCGCAAGCCACATCGGCAAGCGGATCATCGTGCCCCAGTGGACAGGCATTGCCGAATGGGAAGAAACCAATCCCGCGAGCGATCCGCTGCCCCTGGACGCAGTACCTGACATCCGCGCCTTCGAGGTCGACGATGAAATGGCCGCCTACGTGCAGACCTACATAGATGCCGTGCTGGCCGCCGCGCAGGGCCACGAACTGCTGGTCGAGCAGCGCGTCGAGTTCTCCGAATACGTCGGCTACCCCGACCAGTTCGGCACCAGCGACGCGGTCATCCTGGCCGACGACGAACTACAGGTGCATGACCTGAAGTACGGCAAGGGCGTAGTCGTATCGGCCGAGAACAACGAGCAGCTGCGCCTGTACGCCCTGGGCGCGCTAAACGAGTTCGGCATGCTTGGTGGCTTCGAGAAGGTGCGCATGGTCATCCACATGCCGCGCCTGGACTACGTGTCCGAAGAAGTCATCACGGTCGAGGAGCTGCTGACCTTCGCCGACTCGATCAAATGGCGCGCCGAACTCGCCATGGCATGTCTCAACCTTGGTGTGGACGAAGCCGAAGACCTGGTACCCGGCGAAAAGCAGTGCCGCTTCTGCAAGCACAAGGCCAACTGCACCGCGCTGGCCCAGCACAACCTGAACACGGTGGCCGACGACTTCGTCGACATGACGCGCGACCTGGCCCCGCAACTGGGCGGTGCCGTCGAGCGCATCACTACGGCCGACAACCAGCACGTCGCCAGCCTGATGCCCTTCCTGGACATGATCGAGTCGTGGTGCAAGGCGGTGCGGGCCCGCGTCGAATCCGAACTGCTGGCCGGCCACGAGGTGCCCGGCTACAAGCTGGTCGAAGGTCGACGCGGCAACCGCCAGTGGTCGAACGACGACGAAGCCGAAACTACGCTCAAGGCCATGCGCCTGAAGCTCGAGCAGATGTACGACTTCAAGCTCATCAGCCCCACCACCGCCGAGAAGCTGCACAAGGCCGGCACCATCGGCCCGCGCCAGTGGCCCAAGCTGCAATCGATCATCACGCAGTCTGAAGGCAAGCCCTCCGTCGCCCCCGAATCCGACAAGCGCCCGGCCCTAGTCATCCAGGCCAGCGCCGACGAGTTCGAGGACGTGTCTGAAACAGCGGACGACCTCGTATGAGCAGCCCGCACCAACCCTTCGTTTCAACGCTGCTGCCACCCCAAGTCCGCCAGGAACTGGTCAAGGCCGCAGCCGTTGACAACGTCCGTACCGACCCCCTGCGCCGGCAAAAGGCCATTGAACGAGCCACCCAGCGCGCCAAGTTTCTTTGCCCCCACCTTTTTAAGCACCCGGAGATTTAACTATGAAAATCGCCCTCAAGAACGTTCGCGCCGCCTTCCTGAACGCGCTGTTCGAACCCAAGACCGTCAACGGCGAAGGCAAGCCCGCATTCTCGGCTACCTTCCTGCTGGACCCCGCCGACCCCCAAGTCAAGACCATCGAAGCCGCTATCGAGGCGGTCGCGAAGGAAAAGTGGGGCGCCAAGGCCGAAGCCATCCTGAAGCAGATGCGCGCCCAGGACAAGCTGTGCCTGCACGACGGCGACCTCAAAGCCAACTACGACGGCTTTCCCGGCATGTTGTACGTCTCCAGCCGCAGCAACACCCGGCCCCTGGTGATCGACGCCGACAAGAGCCCGCTCACCGAGTCCGACGGCCGCCCGTACTCGGGCTGCTATGTCAACGCCAGCCTGGAACTTTGGGCGCAGGACAACAACTACGGCAAGCGCGTGAACGCCCAGCTGCGTGGCGTGCAGTTTTTCAAGGACGGCGACGCATTCGCCGGCGGCGGTGCAGCCGATGCCGACGAGTTCGACGACGTCACCGAAGGCGCCACCGCCGACGACCTGGTGTAACTCATGGCCCGCATCGACCTCATCGCCTCGATTCTCATCAGCACCGCCTTTGCCCTGGGCGTCGCGGCGCTGCGGGCCCATTTCGGTTGACGCAAATCCCTGGGCCCCGCGCCCAGGGCTTTCACACAAGGCGCCTTGACCGGGTTGCACGCCGGTACGGTGCAGCGGTAGGCGGTACTGCGATTAATGCAGCGCGCCGAGAAGGCGTCTTCTGCGAAAGCACCCACCAAAGGAGAAAACCATGTGGTTCAAGAATCTGAAAATTTACCGCCTTCAACCCCACGCGCTGAACGACGCCGAGGCGCTTGCTCAGGCCTTGAGCAATTACCAGTTCAAGCCGTGCGGAAGCCTAGAAATGCAAAGCTTGGGCTGGGTCGCGCCCCGTGCAGACAGCGGCTTGGTGTACGCCCTGGACGGTCAGTACTTGCTGAAACTGCGCACCGAAAAGAAGCTACTGCCCGCCAGCGTGATCAACGCGACCGCCCGCGAGCGCGCTCTACAGATCGAAGAACAACAGGGCTTTAAGCCCGGTCGGCGCCAGATGAAGGAAATCAAGGAGCAGGTTACCGACGACCTGTTGCCCAAAGCCTTTAATGTCGCTCGCGATACCTCTGTTTGGATCGACACCCGTAACCACTGGTTGATCATCGATGCGACAGCGCCAGCCCGGTGCGACGAAGTGCTGGGCCTGCTGGCAAAAGCCATTGACCCATTTCCAGTGTTTCACCTGTACGTCGAGCAGTCGCCCGCAGCGGCCATGACCAATTGGTTGATTGACGACGAGCCGCCCGCCAATTTCAGCATCGACCAAGACAGCGAGCTTAGTTCGACCAGCGAGAACCGCGCCAAGGTCAGGTACGTGCGCCAGAGCATTGAAATTGAAGACGTGCGCAAACACGTACAGGCTGGCAAGCAGGCCACGCGCCTTGCCTTAACCTGGGCCGACCGGGTTTCTTTCGTTCTGACCGACGGCTTGGACGTTCGGCGGGTGGCGCCGCTTGACGTGCTGCGCGAGAACCAAGACAACACTGCTCAAAACGACGCCGACCAGTTCGATTCAGATTTCACCCTGATGGCCGGCGAACTGTCACGTCTGTTGGCCTGCCTGGTCGAAGCCCTCGGCGGGGAAAAGCAGGCATGACCCATTTCGACGAATACGACCAGGACCTCGGCCGCCGGCGCCCCAAGCGCGACCGCCAGCCGCTTGTCACGCCACCGCCCCGGCAGTTCTGGGACGGCGCCCACGCGATCTGCCCGTACTGCCAGGGCAAGGCCCTACTGGTCCAGTTCAAAGACCCCGGCTACCCGTACGCACGCGACTGGGGCCAGGTGTGGGCCTGCCCATGTCCAGCCAAGGCTTACGTTGGTGTGCATCGCGGTACCAACATCCCCCTAGGCCGCCTGGCCGATGCCGACCTGCGCAATGCACGTCGGGCTGCGCACGCCGCATTCGACCCGCTGTGGCAACGGCGCGCGGATCGCGGACAGCAGCAAATCCTTGCCCGCACCGACGAGTACCGCAAACTCGCCCGGGCGCTGGGCATCCCGGCACGGGAATGTCACATCGGCTGGTTCGATGTTGAGCAGTGCGAGCGCGTTACGCACTATGCCGCATCGACTGATTTCGAGGCGCTGGCATGACCATCTTGTGGCTTGATCTTGAGACGTTTTCCGAAGTGCCGATTACCCACGGCGTGCACGCCTATGCCGAAAAGGCTGAAGTGATGCTGTTCGCCTGGGCAATCGACGACGGCCCTGTATCGGTGTGGGATTGCACCCTGAACGACAAGGGCGTCGTCCGCGTACCGATTGATCTACTCGAAGCACTGGAAGACCCCGAAGTGCTGATCTACGCCCACAACAGCGGGTTCGACCGCACCATTTTGCGGCACGCCGCCCCCTGCAAGGCGGCAAAACCAGCCGCCGAAGACGTGTACCGCTGGCGCGACACGATGGTACGGGCGCTGGCCCACGGCCTGCCCGGCGCGCTGGGTACGCTTTGCGAAGTGCTGAAGATCGACACCGACAAGGCGAAGGACAAAGAAGGCCGCCAGTTGATCATGCTGTTCTGCAAGCCGCGCCCGGCCAACAGCGCGATACGCCGCGCCACCCGCCTGACGCACCCGGCCGAGTGGGCCAAGTTCATGACGTACGCCGGACAGGACATTGAAGCCATGCGGGCCATCGATAAAATCCTGCCCGAGTGGAACTACAAGGGCGCCGAACTGGACTTGTGGCACTTGGATCAGCGCATCAACGACCGTGGCGTGGCCGTCGATGTAGAGTTGGCCAACGCGGCCATCACCACCGTCGAGCGCGAACAGAAGACCCTGGCCAAGCGTACGCAGGAATTGACCGATAACGAGGTGCAGAAAGCCACCCAGCGTGACGCCATGCTGGTGCATATTCTGGATGCCTATGGTGTGACGCTGCCCGACATGCAGCAATCGACGCTTGAACGGCGCGTCAACGACCCCGACTTGCCGGCGCCGTTGCGCGAACTACTGGCCATCCGGCTGCAGGCCAGCACGTCCAGTACTTCAAAGTACAAAACCCTGATTAAAGGTGTTAGCAGCGACGACCGATTACGCGGCACGTTGCAGTTTTGTGGCGCCAGCCGTACCGGCCGCTGGTCCGGCCGCATGTTCCAGCCACAGAATCTACCCCGGCCCACGCTCAAGCAACCCGATATCGACTTCGGCATTGAAGCGCTGAAAGCCGATTGCGCCGACCTTGTGGTGGGCAACGTCATGCAACTGACCAGTAGCGCCATACGCGGCGCAATCGTCGCCCCCGACGGCAAGAAGCTGGTGATTGCCGACTTGGCCAACATTGAAGGCCGCATGCTTGCATGGCTGGCGGGCGAGGACTGGAAGCTGCAGGCATTCCGCGACTACGACGCCGGTACCGGTCCGGACCTTTACAAGCTGGCCTACGCCAAGGCATTCGGTGTAGACCCCGACACGGTCGTCGGCGATCAACGGCAAATCGGCAAGGTCAAGGAATTAATGCTGGGCTATGAGGGCGGCGTCGGCGCGTATATCACCGGGGCGGCAACCTACCGCATCGACTTGGAAGCCATGGCCGAATACGCCATCGACACCATCCCCGCCGAAATCAAGCAGGAAGCTTTGCGCGCCTTCGAATGGGCCGAGAAAAGGCGCCGTACCTTCGGCCTATCAAAGCGGGCCTATGTGGTGTGCGACTCGTTCAAGCGCTTGTGGCGCAACTCCAACCCGGAAATCGCCAGCTGGTGGAAGGAAGTCGAAAGCAATGCCGCCGCCGCCATCATGAGGCCTGGCGTCACGCGCACCTGCCGGCGCGTGAAGATGCGCCGCGACGGCAACTGGCTGCGCATTGCGCTGCCCTCGGGCCGGGCGCTGTGCTACCCCAGTCCCCAGGTCGATGATCAGGGCAAGATCAGCTACATGGGTATGAACCAGTACAGCCGCAAGTGGCAGCGCCTGAAAACCTACGGCGGCAAGTTGGTGGAAAACATCACCCAGGCCGCCGCCCGCGACATCATGGCTGCCGCCATGCCCGCCATCGAGGCCGCCGGCTACCAGATCGTGCTGTCTGTGCACGACGAATTCATCACCGAGACCCCCGACACCGACGACTACAGCAGCGACCACCTGGCCGCGCTGATGTCGGCCAATCCCCCCTGGGCCGAAGGTCTGCCACTGGCGGCCGCTGGCTTTGAAACCTACCGCTATAGGAAAGACTGATATGGACTATCAAGTAACGTTCCCTCTGCGCTATCTGCAGGCTGCGCGGCTGATCGCGCCGAAGAAAGACATTCGACAATACCTGATGGGTGTCGCTGTTTCCCAGGGCCACGTCGTCGGCTGCGACGGCCACATGGTTGGCGCAATCCGCTGCGAAGCAGCCGACGGCCTGCCGGAAGTGATCACCCCCAACGACCAGATCGACTTCTACTTAAAAAAGATCAAAGGCTGGGCGGGCGAGGACGTAACCATCGAGTGGGGCGAGGACCGCAAGGGCCGGATCACGAACGGCATCATCGAAGAACAGTTTGTCGCATACGACGGGCGTTACCCCGACTTCCAGCGTGTTCTGGTTCACCACACAAAGCCCGCTGGCAATCCGCAATTCCAGTGGCACAAGCTGGTGACGTTCGAGAAGGTTGCCGAAGCGCTTGGCGTGGGCAGGAGGGACGAGCATAAAGCCTATCTGCTGCCCGACGGAAACGAGAATGCTGCTCGCGTCATCATCCCCGATCACCCGGAGTTTCAGGGGGCGATCATGCCCTTGCGCTCCAAGTTCCTAGGGCCGTCCATTCGGCTGATCGGCGCAAATACTGTTGAGACGGCGGAGGACCTGGTATGACCCGCGTCCGTTCCTTCCTAAAATTCATCAAGTTCTACCGCAGCCTGGGCCATGGTCGTTTCGACGCCCTGCGCCGGGCGTGGGGGATGGCCCGCCATGCGTGAGTCCAAAGTCGAAGCGCACCTGGTCAAGCGCGTAAAGGCCATGGGCGGCGAAGTCCGTAAGGTCAAGTGGATCGGTCGCCGTGGCGCCCCCGACCGCTTGGTGATGCTGCCCGACGTGCTGTTCTGGGTCGAAACCAAGGCCCCTGACGGGTTCCTGGAGCCTCACCAGGCACGTGAGCACGACCGCATGCGCGCCATGGGACAGGTCGTGCACGTTGCCTACACCATAGAAGCCATCGATTCGCTGATGAACCAGTACGGGAGGGCGCCGACATGAACTGCACCGTCAAGGACTGCCAGTCTCCCGCACGCTGCAAGGGTTTGTGCAACAAACACTACCACGTCTTAAAGCAGGAACGACGAAAGAAGCCATGCGCTTGCGGCTGTGGCGAACTGACCGCCTATACATACAAGCACGGGCACCATACTCGTTTGTTTACTTCCGAAGAACAACGCCGCCGGGGGCGCATGAACGACGGTTCAGCGCTCCGCGATACAGGCGAAGGTAAAACGTACAGAAAGGTCGGCCAGCGGCACGAGCATCGAGCTGTCGCCGAGCAAAAACTAGGCCGAAAACTGCTTCCCGGCGAGATAGTCCACCACCGCAACGGAAACAAGCGCGATAACCGGCCCAAGAATCTCGAAGTCATGACACAGGCGGACCATGCGCGCCTCCATATGCTGGAGAGATACGCCAGATGATCGCCCGCCGCGACTTCGTCCCTCATCCATATCAGAACCACATCGTTGCGCACCAGCTGGACCTGCTGCGGGGCGCTATCTATGCTGGCATGGGGCTGGGCAAGACAGTTTCGACATTGGTGTCGCTGGACATTCTCGAACTGGTCGAGCCCGGCCCCACGCTGGTGCTGGCCCCCCTGCGCGTGGCCGCCAGCACCTGGCCCGACGAGGCCCTGAAGTGGAGCAACCTGCGCAATGTCGAGGTGTCTGCCGTCGTCGGTACCGCCCAGCAGCGCAAGGCCGCGCTGCGCAAGCCAGCCAACGTCTTCACCATCAACTACGACAACCTGCCGTGGCTGCTAGAGACCCTGGGCGGCAAGTGGCCCTTCCGCAAGGTCGTGGCCGACGAATCCACACGTCTGAAATCGTTCCGCCTGCGCCAGGGCGGCAAGCGCGCCCAGGCCTTGGCCAAGGTCGCGCACAGCAAGGTAAGCCGGTTCATTGAGCTCACGGGCACGCCCAGCCCCAACGGCCTGCAGGATCTGTGGGGCCAAATGTGGTTCATCGACCGAGGCGAGCGCCTGGGCCGCACCTACGAGGCGTTCAAGCAACGCTGGTTCCAGGCCGTGCCCGGCGGCGACGGCTACAGCCAGATCAAGCCGCTGCCCTACGCCCAGCAGCAGATACAAGACGCCGTGCGCGACGTGTGCCTGTCGTTGGATGCCCGCGACTGGTTCGACATCGCTGAGCCAATCGTCAGTGTAGTGCGCGTGCCGCTGCCGGCCAAGGCCCGCAACCTGTACCGCAGCATGGAGCGGGAAATGTTCATGGCGCTGGATTGCGGTGCGGAAATCGAAGCCTTCAGCGCGGCGTCCAAGACCATCAAGTGCCTGCAACTGGCCAGCGGCGCGGTCTACACCGACGAGACGGCCACCACCTGGTCAGAGGTGCACGACGGCAAGCTGCAGGCCCTCGAGTCCATTATCGAAGAAGCCGCCGGCATGCCGGTGCTGGTTGCCTATCACTTCAAAAGCGACCTGGCCCGGCTGTTGAAAGCCTTCCCCAAGGGTCGCCACCTGGACAAAAACCCACAAACGATCCGCGACTGGAACGCCGGGAAGATCCCGGTGCTGTTTGCCCACCCGGCCAGCGCCGGCCACGGCCTGAACCTGCAGGACGGCGGCAACATCCTGGTGTTTTTTTCTCACTGGTGGGATCTGGAGCAATTCCAGCAGATCATCGAACGCATTGGCCCCACGCGCCAGCTGCAGGCCGGGCACGACCGCCCCGTATTCATCTATCACATTGTGGCCACCGACACGGTGGACGAAATCGTTATGGCACGTCGCGAATCCAAGCGTGAGGTGCAAGACCTGTTGCTCGAAGCCATGAAAAGGAGGCACACCCTATGAACCACGATGCCATAGCCGTGCAAATCTGCCGTGGTGCCGGCCTGCCGGACGACAAGATTGACGCCCTGCTTACCCGCCTGACGGCCAAGCCCACCGCCCCCGCACGTCCAGCGTTTACCGGGCGCGACCTGTACAAGGCGCACGCCCTGATGCGCTTCCCGCCGCTGCCCGAGTGGTGCGAACTGGACGACATCGAGCAGGCCGACTGGAACCGGCGGGCCAAGGAGTGCCAGCTATGACAACGCCCGATATTTTCCTGTCACCCGAAGAACTCGAAAGCCTTACGCGGCGCAAGCGCTGTGATGCCCAGGTACGAGCGCTGCGCTTCATGGGCATCGAGCATAAGGTACGGGCCGATAAAACGGTCGCCGTGCTGCGCGAGCATGTACGCGAGGTGTTCGGCGTTGTACCTGGCAGCGCCCAGACCGAGAAGGAAATCGAACCCGACTGGAGCGCGATCTAATGGTCAGGAAAAGAAAGCCCCACAACCGAGGCTTGCCCAGTCGGTGGATGTTCCAGCACGGCGCCTACTATTACCGCGTGCCCCCCGGCAACGAGGCGCTGTGGGATGGCAAGCAGACTTTCCGCCTGGGCAAGACTCTGCCCGAGGCATATAAAGAGTGGGCGAACCGGCTGGAGAACCAGATCAACGTGCGCACAGTCGGCGACCTGCTGGACCGCTACGCGCTTGAGGTGGTGCCCGCCAAGGCTGTCAGCACCCACGAGCAGCAGGCTATCTGGATTAAGCAGTTGCATGCGGTCTTCGGCAAACTGCCGCTGAACGCGGTCAAGCCCTCCCTGGTGTATCGGTACGTGGATCAACGTAGCGTGAAGAAACCCGAGACTTTCACCACGAAGGCCGGGAAAGAAGTCACGCGTATGCGTGGGGGCCGTGTGACGGCCCTGCGCGAAAAGGAAGTGCTGTCGCACGCCTTTACGAAGGCTGTGGCCTGGGGTTACATCGACCGGCACCCATTCAAGGGCGAACTCGAATTGGAAGGAACCGGGCCGCGAGACCGCTACGTGGAAGACTGGGAAGTGGTCGAATGCCTGGCCATGCCATCCAGGCGCAAGAAAGGCAGCGTGCTGGCCATCCAGGCGTACATGCGCATCAAGCTGATGACCGGCATGGCGCGGTCTGACCTGCTGCGCCTGCAGCCCGCCAAACACTTTAACGATGACGGCATCCAGATCCAGCGACACAAGACCGCCGGCAGCAGCGGCAAGCGTACCCTTTATCGCTGGACGCCGGAACTGCGCGCGGCCTGCCAAGTTGCGGTGTCGGTCCGGCCGGCACTGTCGCCGTTCCTCTTCTGCAATCGGTACGGCCAGGGCTATATTGACGAAGAAACGGGCAAAGCACACGGCTGGGACAGCATGTGGCAGCGCTTCATGGAGCGCGTTTTGTCCGAAACCAAGGTGTCGGAATCCTTTACCGAGCACGACCTACGCGCGAAATGCGCGTCAGACGCCAAGACGCTGGAGCACGCCCGGGCGCTCCTGGCCCACGCCGACGCCCGCACCACCGATGCAATTTACCGGCGCCGGCCGGAAGAAGTTACACCACTCAAGGGGATAGGCTGATGGAACAACACCGAAAAGACCGTATCAAATGGGAAATCAGACAAGCGGTGCGCGACGTGCGCAAAAACTGGTGGATCTATCTGCTGCTTCTGGCGTCCATTTTTCTAAGCGGCGGCCCGTTTCTACGGTCTTTTATATGGGCCTGAAGCAGAATTCAATGATACAGCGTCGCTTCAATGATACAAACGGGAAGGGGCTTCCTCTCGGAAGCCCCTAAATTTGGCGCGGCTGGCAGGATTCGAACCCACGACCCCTTGGTTCGTAGCCAAACGTACTAAGACCCGGTTTCTTTAATAGAATCAAAGTACTAAGCCCGGCTGGCTGTACTATTGATTGCCTTGTACAACCGCTGTAAGTGCTTGATTTTACGTAGGCGGGGCGCTTTCAATAGTACAGATTTTAGGGGCTCGGCGCGGTCAGTTCCCGCACCGCTGCGCGGCACAGGTCTAGCTCATTCTGCATCTTGCTCAAACCGCTTCGGAGGGCGTGATAAGTTGGTCGAGCAGCGGCAGCAAGTTCGGGGCGGGCTCCGTCGCCCACGCTGGCGTCGGCGGCTTGGGGCACACTGGGGCACGTTGCATTGACGTGCAGCCGGACAGAACCAGCATCAACAGCAGCAGCCAGAGCAGCTTCTTTCTCATCACTCAACCTCTCTATTTCTTGGTGCGCCGTTTCCAGGGCCGCCAGGCGGCTGGCGCTGGCCAGGCTCTCGATCGCAACCTGCGCAGCGTTGTCGTTCTCGGCCTGCTCATAGCCGGCGTCGTATCGAGCGTTGCCGTGCCAATTCCATGCGGCGCAGCTGGCGGCAACGAGCACACCGCCGCCCAGGGCGCCGATCAGCGCAAGTCGGATAGACATATTTCCCGCTCCGCCGCCCTACGACGCTCAAGCCCTCGCAGCTTGCTGCCGCCGGCGTACACCCATCGGGGCAGCTGGTTGCAGGCACCTCGTAGATCGCCCGCCCTCAGCTTGTGCAGCAACGTCGAACCGCCATAAGCACCTGGCCCGACGTTGTAGACGAAGCTGGTAAGCGCCACACGGACGCTATCGGGCAGTGGACGAGGTACCGAAGCGTCCACCACGGCGAGTGCCTTGCGAGCTTCCTGCGCGGTAAGCTGATCGCATCTCTGGGGCGTGGCCACGGCGCCCAGTTTCACCCCGTGCGTATAGCCTTCGCAGATCGTGGGGATGCCGACCGGATCGACATAAGCCACCAAAGACCGACCTTCCCACAGAGCGATCACGCTGACTGCCGCGGTTAGAACGCCGCCAGCGACCTTGGTCTTAAGATCCACGGCGCCACCTCACGACACCCGCCAGCCAGTCCACACAGCGCCGGAATATCGGGTTCTTCTCGTACAGTTCAGGCAGCTTGATGGCAA